GCGTGGAGTAGAAATCGAATCCTTGACAACGGTGCCATCATTATAAATGACCTGACCATTGTACGTATGATCCGTGTTGTATGGAATATAGTCCAGCTTTCTGACACAGATATTCTTAGTGCCGTAGGTGCCGTTCCAGAAATGTTTGACGATATTTGCCTCAGCGCTAAACATCGAGGCAGGCAACTTGTACAAACAAACATCCTCTCGGTAGGTGTCCATCGGCATGGTGTCGAGCCGTCTAGACAAAGCCTCCTCAATGTTTCCTTTCAGCCGAACAAGCGACTTCTGCTCAAAATGGAAGATCTTCATGGAATCTCTCCACGAAACCTTAGTAATTTCAATCTCCTCACCGTCTGGTAACACTTGCCCGCGATGGTCGGTGAACAAGTGGTAAGGAACCAAGATGTAATGGCCTCCAACGAAAACACAATTGGTCGTTCTGGCATTCCTCAATACCATGACGGAACCAGTAGCTTGCACAAATTTCTTCAGCTGGCCCTCCGAAACACCTGATTGCTCAAATGTTTGCACTTGGGAGCTCCTCGGTTTCGCCGTTCGGGTAGTTCCTGACTCTTGGCTGCTAGATTTAGCCATAATCTTGAAAGTAGCAAACAACGCGAGGCCGGAACTCAGGGTGACTACAGCGCATTTCATAAGCTGCGTAAGTATCCTCTTGATATAAAGATAGCATCCTGGCTCTCCCTTCAATTTCTTTTCGATAAGTCCAAAGACATCAGATGTCAAGGTGTGTAGAAAAGAAGCAAAGGACATGGCGACAGCTACGGGTGCTCCAATCATGGCACCGGTTAACATATTGCTGTACAAAATGTGTAATGCTTCAACTCCATACTGAGCCAGACCTTGTGCGTTGGTGTGCACGACCTCGGGCGCTTTCTTCAGTTTGTTGATGACGTTTTTGCTAAACCGGACGAGCTTGTTTCTGTCTTTGGCGGGTGGTGGTTTGACCTCCTCGTCGTCTTCTGAGTCTGAACCAAGGAGCGGGTAGTCTATCCTATCTACATCCTCATCTTCTGACTCGGAGTCTGTATCAGGTTCTTCGATCTTTTGAGCCGGGTTGGCGGCAGGATTGACTAAATACTCATTAAAAGCTTTGTAGAAGTCTGCGTCCTGCTGCCACGCGTTCGCGATGGTCTTGAGTTCGCCGTGGCCAATCTCACAGGCGTCGATATCCACATCTTCACCGAGCAAAGTCTCTACCATATTAGAAACGTTCTTGAATTCGGCTCTCTTCTTGCGGAAAATAACAGAAACGACTTGTCTGGCGCTCTCCATGTCTAGAATGCGATCAGTCAGCGATTTAAACATGGGACATGAAACGACTTTAAAAATAGGCTTCGTTTTATCTTGCGGGTCGTATCTCGAGCATACCTCCAGGTCGAGGTCATAACGTCGCAGCAAAGCAGCGGGATCAGCCAGCTTCTGGGCTGCCCTTTCTGATGTTGTGTTGGTACAACACACAATCGCGTCTGGTTCGCAAAACAGTCCTTTAATGTCAGGACCCGTGATCGTTGCGGTATTAACGGGATAAGGGGCTCTAGTACAAAGAGAAATAATCTGTAAGGCTTCGTTTACTTCGGCGATGTTCTGCATGAAGTCATCGAAGACGATAATTTTCTTACTTGCCATATTCGGTTGATACTCAGAGGCTGCATTCCAAGTATGGGTCATATCTTCCATTTTCTGAGATACGTCTTTGGTCTCGCCGGGGCAAAGCTCCCTCGATAACAAAACTTTCCAGAGAGTGGATTTGCCCATGCCTGCGCCACCGGAAAGCACAAGACACATTGGTTCATGTGCTCTGACTTTGGGAATCGGCGGAACATTGAAGGTGTTGGTCAATTGGGCCTTAAAAGAGAACCAAGCATGACAAAGTTTACCTTCGTCTTTAACATATTTGTCTGCCGCGGACAGTTCCATAAAGAACCTGTTTCTCAAATCATTCAGAGTTTGGTCGTTCTTCAGACCTTCAGATTGGCTCTGGAAGCCACTGACAATACCCATATAGGTCATGTACGTACACGTAACAGCGTGGATAGGATTATCATTGGTACAGAGTTGCATCTCTAACCACTCTTTAGGAGAGGCACAACGACCGTAGAAGATTTTCATACCGCTGTCAATTAATTTCTTGGTAATCTTCGTCAAGTCACTAAGAGCTCTAAGACCCATTAAAATAGGCATATTCTCCTTGAAGAAGTGGCGCAGAAAAGTAATTCCGCATCCCAGACTTCTGGGGAATGTTGAAAGCAAGCTCCCAATGGCCTCCATAAGTGAATCAGATCCGCTCTCTGCTGTGGTGTTAATACAATCTCCATCTACGCCGGCGTTCTGCAACAGATTATCGCGTTTGGATTTCAATTTAAACGCACCTGTTACTCCCGCTTGTTCTATGATCTGGCGTAATTGTCGTATGCTAGGATTTTTCAAATTTCTTAACTTGTAATGGAGGATAGTGCGTAAAACGCCCGAGCCTCCATCGGCGTATTCGATCATAAACCTTTGAACACCACTCAGGAGGACGGTATAAGCGTGGCTCTTGTTCTGCTGCTCATACTCCTTTAAGTGTAACAGTGCTTCTCCTAGATTCAAGAGAAACATGACGGGTTCTGTTCTGGAATTCCAAAGCCGGTACAAAAATACGGGGTTGAGAACGTAGCAGTAATCGTAGACGATTCCCACCAGGTATCTCAACGCGTCAAAAACCTGTGTAGTGAGCTCTTTCAAGGCAGCTTGGGCGATGTTTTTGCCTATTTTGCGTTGTAGGTCGTCGATGCCATTAAGAGCTTTATCTCTCATTTCCCTATACTTCCTTCTAATATTTCTACTTGCAGAAACGAAAGGAGAAGCGGCATTCGACAAAACCGCTCCTTGTGGAACAGTCTCAACTACCAGATCTTTCAGTGGGACCGGTTCACTCTTTACGTCAGGAACTTTCGCAAATAGTACGCTCTTCCTTGGCTTAGGTATTGGTTTCGCTTTAGATGGAACAGATGCGAATCTTGTAACCGACCCTGCGAAAGAAGATGCTGTGGGCGTCGACATATCTAGTAAAAATCTCTTACGGGACTCTTTTTGTTTAGATGTGACTTTAGGAGGCAAGATAGAATCAAACGTTTTCTTCGAGACAGTGTCCGTCGTTGTTATCCTAACTTGGGTCCTCTGGATGTTGTGTTTGTCATAACACATGCGAAAATTATGAAGAGGAACGGGATTTCCACCAATGACAATCTCATTGGAAGCTCTAAAATCATATAAATACTGCGCTCTCTTGCATCGCGGACACGAGTAAAATGAGCAGTGACATTCGATGTTGGTGTATTTGACGGTCATAAAAGAACCGCAAGATCTACATTTGACGGCTTCTGCGGTGGTCTTCTCGCATTTATCGTGATCACAATTAATAACGTAGCGATCTCCGTCAATCTGTATACGATTGTTTGCTAATCCGTGTGGACACTTATGATACTTAGCGTAAAAATGAACGCGTTGATTGAGATTCAAGTCTAAAGCAGGATTTGTGAGACGAGTTTTTTCTAGGCGTTTTTCCTGGCGCTCGCGGTAATGAACGCGCGCCGTTTCTGCCCGGATTCTTCGCTCTTTGGCGTTGTACGCACGAGCGACTCTAAGCTGAGTGCACGCAGCATCACGCTCATTAGCTGCTGCTATCAAGGAAGAAGCCTCCGCTTTGCGTGTCTTCTCCGCTTGCGCGTGCTTACTCTGGCGGTCTTGTGTAAGTCTCATCGTCGCTGTAGGGCCATTGATCTTATATTTGACCGGAGCATATTTTGCAACATTCCAGTCGGCCTTGTAGCCTTTTCCTTGCTTTACTTTCTGAAATTCTTCGTCATTGTTTTGGATTTGTTTTTGGGTTTGGGACATGGTTGATATATGGGTAGGGGTCGTCGGCTATTGCGGACTGTGGTTTTCACCAGGTTTCCCTACACAACTCACCTCTTACTACACAAATCTAAGAATTATTCACATTTCGTCCGAAAATCCGGTCGAACGAGTGTAAATATCTAAGATCTGTAAGCACTACTTAGGTGGAAAGAGGACATGCGTTAAACATGCGCTCTGAAAAGGAATCAGATGTATTTGAATAATTAGCGTCCAAGATTCCAAAAGGTCGCTAATGCGGTGACTAACCGCCGGTACGTCTAAAATCGCGTACCATGTCGTACTAACTAACTTGCGTTGATAATGTTTTGTGTGTAAATTGGTTGAGCAAGGCTGAAAGTCGCGGAGACACTTCAACTTCACTGAAATTAATAAAATACGTGGGGG